AATTGAACTCCCGTATCCACCGTGTAGGGATGGCGTTCTACCATTAAACTACCGAGGCAAACTAAATATTCTGAATTACCAAAATCTCTATATCCACACACACTCACAGGATTTGAACCTGCCCACCGAACAGACGTCCAGCTGTAATCCGCTACATCAGCGTGGCCTACGCTTTGGTGTATGTGGATATAAAGACTTGAACTGTTTCCAGTCTTTACATCATGTAAATTTTTAATGAACAAGCGTTAATTTCTTAACTTGCAGCAAGTATAACATCACTTGCAATACTGGTCAAGTGGTAGACTCTACAAGAATTGAACTTGTGTCTATGCCATGTCAAAGCATCGTTCTCCCATTGAACCAAGAGTCCGGGATCTGTGTGGCAGAGGAAAGAGGAATTGAACCCCCACCAGCTCACGCCAGTGTCCTGTTTTCCAAACAGGTGTAGGAACCATCCTACTGCATCCTCTAGTGTGTTGGTGGAGGATAGCAGATTTGAACTGCTGACTCTGCCATGCCATGACAGTATGTTTCCAACTATATCAATCCCCCAAACTAATCATGGTGCCCCGGGTGGGATTCGAACCCACAGATTCCAGCTTCTAAGGCTAGCAGATATACCAATTCTCGTACCAGGGCAAATTCCTTGGTGGTCATGGTTGGTATCGATCCAACCTCCTCGCCTTATGAGGGCGGTGCGCATCCATCTACGCCACATGACCAATAAATACTTGTGTGACACGCTATCAAAATCTAACACCACAGGGCTTGAATTTTTATCTAAGCCTAAGTGATCGCGGTGTTTGCTACATCATTGTGTACGATGTTTTCGATGCCCAAGCTCAAATGCGTTATTTTACCAACGTGAATCTAGCTTTGCGCTTTATAAACAATCTTTAATTTGGGGTGATCGAATGTTTACGAACTATTGTAAATATAGGTAAATACAATATGAAACAACCTACACTACTATGCTCTTGCATAATATGCAAAAAACAAACATCGGACCTTGGTATAATAACACATTTTCTTAGATCGCACGGCACTACAGAGCAGAAGCAATTATTTGCAAATAACTATATGAGTAATGTATCTAATAAAGCTAACGAGAAATATAATAAGCATCCTAAATTGTGTAAAGGATGTAGTAACAAAATAGACTATAAAGATAGAGTAAATAAATTCTGTTCTCACTCTTGTGCAGGTTCTTATTCTAACAAACTAAGAAAAGAAAAAGGGTGGAAATTAACTGCCGATCAAAAATTATCTATATCTAAAACATTAATTAAACATAACATTGCAATAGGTAATAAGCCTAAGTCATTACACGAAACAATTAAATCTGCATCTGGAGAATTTTCTAGAGTATATTTTATGAAATGTAAATTCTGTAATAGTATGTTTACTGCCAAAACAACTACGCAAGTTTGTTGCAATTGCCAACATTTAAAATGGAACAATAATAAAGATCAATATTCATTTAGATTCAATATCTTTGATTATCCAGATTTATTTGATTTAGATATGTTAAAACAAATAGGATGGGTTGCGTTTGGAGGTAAACGAGGTGGTAATAAAAATGCAAATGGATTATCCAGAGATCATAAGGTATCTGTAAATGAAGCTAAGAAATATAATTACAACCAGTATTATATTTCTCATCCATTAAATTGCGAACTAATGTTGCATATTAAAAATAATAAAAAGAAAACTAAATCTTCTATTTCTTACACCCAATTATTAAAATTAGTAGATGACTATGATAATGGGTCGAGTAACGAGAATCTAACTCGCTCCGTGTGTGCCACAAACACAAGTGCTAACATTACACCATACTCAACATAAAAAGTAGTGTCTTGACTCTTTGGTGCAGTCTGTCGGTATCACAACCCGCGGTTTTACCACTAAACTAACGTCACCATATTGAAATATTCTGCTGCGGCCGCAGTCTACCAAAATAAGATAGCGAGTCTGTTATGCATTAACATTCCCGAGACTACTTAAATATTCGACACAAAATACTTCAATATGGCGCCAGCCCCTACACTGGCAACATATTGTCTTGCTAATGTTGGACGACAGTCCTCAGGTATAGATATCCTATGCGAAGTCCACCATCACTCGCATATTTTTAATGACGGGGCTTACACCCGCCTCGCTGATTTGATCTGCTAACCACTAGGGAATGTGGCAGCAAGAGTAGCGGGACTAAGTTTATCATATAGAAACACACTCCAGGAATCGAACCTGTCACCTCGTTCAACAAGGACCATATAGAAACACACTTACAGTTATTTCTTCATTGAAACGTATCCCAATGTTTTCTTATTACCTGCCTTCCACAAAACAGTGGAGATCGTGACAAATGTGTTTTTATATAATAAAATAGTGAACAGGATTTGCACCTGTGCCCGCAGCCAACGACTGCACTCTCCTACTAAGCTATCACCATATAGAAACACTTTCAATATCAGTTCAAAGCTGGCACTAAGAACTTTTCGCTACTGCCAGGTAACCGAACATTGGCCGCGCAGTTTGTCGGTTACTGTCCGTCAAAAATGTTTTTATATGGTGAGACCGGAAGGTACTGCCCCTTCTTAGTCGGATTAAAAGTCCGATACTTTACTTTTAAGTTACGATCCCATATAGTTCGTATTGAATTGATTTAGCGTGCCAACTCAAGAACTATACGGGCTCTTGAGTGACACTACATTTTAGCTATTCTCTTCATATAGTTCCTTTTGTTTAAGTTTTACCACAGTAAATCAAAGTTACCATTCAACACTTTCTTGACACTTGCAGTCTTGTCACTTACGTGGTCTTTGACTACATCATCTTGAAAGCGATAGGTGCGAATTTTGTCTCCCCGCATCCCCGAACCAACTTGTGCTTTTCTGTCACTTGCTATGCCGTTATTATACGACACTTTTGATATTTCGTCAACACGCTGTTGTATTGTTGCAACAGCTTCTGCTTGACTATTTTGTCTACTTCGGCATTGTGCCGTTGCAACAATCCCACTAGGGGTATGCGTAACTCTGCAACTGTTTTGATGCTTGTTACGGTGTTGTCCTCCTGCGCCTGTGCCACTATACCATTCAATCTTTAAATCAGATTCTTTGATAGTTGTGGTTGGAACTGCGGGATCAATCACAGCGACGGTCACGGTGCTCGTATGAACACGACCTTTTCGCTCAGTTGGTGGTACACGCTGGATTCGGTGTCCACCCGGCTCGTTGTATAAGCCAGATAAATCAGCACCCTCGACTAAGATATGAACTTCGCCAAGATACTCATTTATCAGGCGGCTAGTTCAGCCTTTGCTTTGTGCAAATTTAATGTAGGCTTGTGCCAAATCTTTTACAAATAGTTTAGAGTCTTCGCCACCTTCAGCGGCACGGACTTCAATTACACGTTTCATATCATTCTCCTTTGTTGATATTACGCTTTTGGGCTTGGCGTTCCGATTTCCAGAACACTCGTTTCCAATCTTTCAAATGCTTCCCTCATCGGGTAAGAGCCGAGTACGTTACCGTTAAACGCCAGCTGTGGGTTGTTACGTATTGAATTGTCTTTTTAGTGCCAACTCAAGCCATACATAGGACCTGAATTGACACTATCGTTTACCTGAACGTTTCATGTCATTACCTCTTTAAATTAAACGTACTCTTTGTTTAGGCGTTCACGTGCGGCACTGGCGAATTCGCTGATGTTACCGCACTTGTCTTCCCAACGTAGCAGACTACGGCAAGTGTATCCAATGTCACGCTTACTGTAGCAAACTGCTTCTTGATTAACTTCACCGTTGACCAACACTCGGCAATGGTAGTTGCCGTTGATGTTTCGAACAGTTAATTCGTGTTCTACTTCACCCAGGATGCAATGCTGGATGCGAACTAATTGTTTATATCGTTCCATGTCATTACCTCTTTCGTTTAAAAAATTTATTATACAACCTTTTGCAGTGGTTGTCAACTGTTTGTTTGGTAGCCGCCCAGGGTTTCGATCCCTATACAAACACCTTATCAAGATGCTACCTCCCCATTCGGTCTGACGGCAATTAACTTCTCTATATACTCTCTAGTAAGTTGCTCTTTCAAAAGCACATGCAATCTCACTTTATTCTCGGCAATAACTGCTGCAATCTTATCTGCATCCAGCTTTGCTTTATACGAATTCTTTGGATCAAGATACAAATCAAAATCAACAAGGTAAAAATCAGCAAAATAATTTTTGTTGTCATATTTCAATGCTTTGGGTCTTGACCACTTAATTCCTAAGTCATTCAATAATTCCATGCACTTCAGTTCGTAAGTGCTTTGTAGGGTTGTTGATTTCCCGTAAGAGTCAACCACCTTAAATTTTTGACTTCGACCGGCATTTGGTCTATAACCGCCAATCTTTCCAATAAACTCCGGATTTCTGGTGTCTGGTTTACTTTTTAGACCTTTATTCCAAGCAGTTCTTCCCAAATTAAGAATTCTTCGTTTAGAGTTCTGCTTGCACTGAACTTCGTGTACTCCGCGACCAACCGAAGACGAAAACAAAGATTCGCAATGCAAACAAGTGAGTGAAAAACTTTTGACTTGCTTACCGCCCGAAAGACATTTTTTACTCATATAATGTTTTTCAAAATTAGACAGCGACACTTCGCTACCGCATGCAGGGCAAGTTTTAGTATTTCTTTTAGTCATACATTTATTTATACAGATCAAGCGTCTGTTATACTTTTTAACTAAAGGGCCATACATGGCACCACCTGAGAGATTCGAACTCCCAACCCCTGCGTTCGTAGCACAGTGCTCTAATCCAATTGAGCTAAAGCGGTAAAGAAACAGTCCAGAGACTGTCCGGTAAACGGAGTAAACACTCGCCAATAACATTACCGAGTGACGCATGTACTTGATCTGGATGCGGGGGTGGATTTGAACCTCGCGTTGTGTTAGCTAATGACACAAGCCGAAAATAAAGCAAAACAACACTATTCCTCAATTACATTAGAAGAATTGTTAGAACGCATTATTATGTGGGATGCAAAATATAATGATGCAGGTAGTGGTAACGCTCCACTCTCAGTAAGGCTTATGAGACCTTCCGGGTCAACTTGACCTACCTGCGTCATTATACTCTAACTCCCCGCGTCAAAGTACCTTATTCTGTGCCACACTATTTATCCTATTATACCCCGCAATAACTTGGTGCCCCATGAGAGAATCAAACTCCCGTCAACGGATTACAAAACCGTCATAATGTCATTATACTAATGGGGCTTGATTGGCTCCACGACTAGGACTCGAACCTAGCTTGCTTTCGCACAGATTAACAGTCTGCTGCCACACCCGGCGGCTCTCGTGGAATAAAACTACTTAGTAGGCACTCCGGCCTTCTACAAAAATATGGTGGAGAAACTTGGCGTCTAACCAGGAATATCAACCCAATCTCCATATTGAATTTGTCAAAGTAGTAGAGCCACTTTGATCTCTACCATTCACCCGATTATACTAGTCCGGACGGGGGGTGGTAAGTCACTTGGAATACCGGTCCAGCGTGGCAACCATCTGCGTTGATCACTCAGTGATCAACCGGGAGTCGAACCCGCTTGCCTTCTACTGTTTCGGTCCTTCGAAGAAACCTAGCAGCGTGACTTTCTCTTGCTGACACTTTGACAAAACTTGGCCCCGACTCTTGGTTTCGAACCAAGCCCTCGTGCTCTTCAGGCACACGCTTCCACCAGGTTAGCTTAGTCGGGATAAATTGGCGGAACGACTGAGACTCGAACTCAGAAACCGTATTACTACGATCGAAAGATTAGCAATCTTTTCCAATGCCATTATGGGACCGTTCCTTAATTGGTCTGTGCTGTAGGATTCGAACCTACGACCCCTTGGTTCCAGGCCAAGAACTCTACCAGACTGAGCTAAACACAGATTAAATTTGGAGCGGGATATCAGAATCGAACTGATGACGGAAGATTGGAAATCTACAGTTTTACCATTAAACTAATCCCGCATACTTTATTGAAACACACTCTTGACGTAAGGGGTCTTTTCATCGCGCTGGCTAATGCTGCTTCGTTGAGTAGTCCCGGATGCCATCCGCTACAGGCTCTCAACCAATGATGAATATGTTTCAATAAAGTTTCCTGCTACCTACATGCTATATAGAAACACACTCGCGGATATGCTGAAAGTACCCGTTGATGATCCTAAATCGTTATGTTTTAGAATATGTTTTTATATGGTGGACCGTAACGGGATCGAACCGTTCCTTAAGGCTTGCAAAGCCCTCGTGCCCCCGACAACACTTACAGCCCATTATTGAAACACACTTGAACCTTTCTTCAGTGCTGTGGACACTATCTCCCATTCCAAGAGGGCGGTAGGTATGTGCTTCAATAATGGCTCCCCAACCTGGGATCGAACTCAGGCTGAGAAGTGTATGGCTGGCAAACCTGGGCTCGAACCAGGGACATTTCGGTTAACAGCCGAACGCTCTACCAACTGAGCTATATGCCAATATTTTGTTTTGCTAAATTTCTCAATCTAACATTTCTGCCTCTAAAGGTTGGTGTTTGACTATGACAGTTTGGACACAAGATTTTTAAGTTCTCAATCTTATTGTTTTTACTATTACCGTCAACGTGTTCAAGCTCTAAGCTCAACGGTTTTTCGTTGTACTTGTTGCCGCACCCACACTCTTCACAGGTTTCATTTCTTTCATGTAATAGTCTCTTACGTAATGCACCGTGATGCATTCTTCGTAAGGTCTATCCCACGATGTTTTTAGGTTAGCTTCTTGGACTTTCTTTTGGTGAGCAACAAAATCATATTTTAACATTTTTTCTTTATTATGATTTTTTCTACCTTGCTTATCAAATTGAGACCAAAAATTCAAACTCTTGTTTCGTTTCTTTTCAATAGCGGTATCACTAAAGACTCTACTATTGGCACAACTTCTACAACAATATATTCCACTCTTTTTGTGTTCCGTATTACACTTTGGGCATACTTTCATATTGAACCTCCAATGTATTTATTTATACATGTCGGTGGTTCAACATAAGTAATTACCGCTGAGCTATCGGGGAATATTAGTAGTGCTGGTTACTTTCTCCAGCGTACACTAACGGGGTACAGTCTTATTCATCCGGACGCCCGGCAGGAACAACCCTTGCCATAACCGTTTGCGACTAACGGACCTAAGGTGGTTTTGGCGGTCCTAGGGGGTAACGATCCCCACTCTTACGGCGTGACAAGCCGTCGTGCGTCCATGAACACTTTAAGACCAAAAAATAATATGGATCCGGAGTTTTACCGGACTACAAGGCACTCGCCCGCCAGCGCACTTTTCAGTGTTGTCTTTCGACTCAGGGACCTTACGACGACCCTGTGTGCATGCTCATTACACTATACCATATTGAAACACACTACTCATTTCCTTCGTCGCTCGGCAATGTGTTTCAATATAATTGGTCGACTACTATCGTCTTGGCCGCCGACCAGTGACGACCCTTAACAATGGTGGATGAGGTTGGACTTGAACCAACAATGCACGGGGGCGGAAGATTTACAGTCTCCTGGGGTTACCAATTTTCCTACACATCCAAAAACTGCTACAGGACGCTGCGGAGGCCAGTCGTTTAAGAGCAGGCTCGCTGCCGCTCTCCTCAAAAACTCGTTTTACCGACCGGACTTTCACCGATAATATACTCCTGCATCCCGGAGCCTTGCTTCTGCCCAAGCCGATCAAAGGAATTGCTCCGGCTATTGACGATAAATTTGGCGCCGTGGACGGGGATCGAACCCGCGTTAAAGCATCATTTGGAGTCGCATACGGGTTACGATCCCGTCTAGTCACCTTGAAAGGGTGATGACCTCACCAGAAGTCTAATGCGACGATTTAAAACAATACACTGGCCGACCCTGGGATTTTAACCCAGTATTCATGTTAGTTTTACACGAGTTTTGCGCTCGGTCAACTAGTGTATCAAACTTAGAATCCCTGAAAGGAGTCGAACCTCTGTTTCCTACTTGAAAAAGCAAGCGTTCTTGGCCACTAAACTACAGGGATAAAATCATATAAAAACATACTAACGACATGGGCAATTGGATCTCCCTGTCTTACTGAACCAACTTCAGCAGTATGTTTTTATATGACTCCTCGCTACATTTTCTTTCACAAGATTATGGACTGTTATCACTCAGCAACAAAATCGTGCTTGGTGTTGTCTCAGCAAGGATATCATATTTTATGAATTGTTAATGAACCTTGCTACACAATGTCGATGCATCGTGCAGCTTTCTGACTAGTCTCTAGTATAACACCAAGTGCGATACTGGTCAACTTGCTTTGTAATGCCCTTTCAATTTAAAGGGTCTTTACAAATCTTGTTGCTTTCTGACTAGTCTCTAGTATAACACTCAATGCTATACTGGTCAACTTGTTTTATAATGCCCTACAACTTGGAAGGACTTTGCAAATCTTGTTGCTTTCTGACTAGTCTCTAGTATAACACCCAATGCTATACTGGTCAACTTGTTCTGTAATGCCCTTTCAATCTAAAGGGTCTTTTTTTGTTTGGCAGGGGAAATGGGATTCGAACCCATGATGACGATTTCAAAGACCGTTGCCTTAGACCGGGCTAGGCGATTCCCCAATAAATTTGGTACCCTTGCTCAGACTCGAACTGAGAGAACTCTTCCTTTTGAGAGAAGCGACTTTGCCAATTTGTCCACAAGGGCAGCGAACGCACTCTTTGGAATGCGTATATTAAAACAAACTGTCATCACCACCATACTTCCACGTTTTACGGCAGATGTGTCTGTCCAGTTTGCTTTAATATGACGAATTTTTTTATCTACAAGAAGATAAGCCATCCTCGCCACCGCCCGTTTACAGCTTGTTTATAGTGCGCTGTCAGGTCCTCGTTACCTGGCCATATAGGTCTTAATACACACTTTGCTTCGACGATTGCCTTGACAATCTCAGCTTTAAAAAACAAAACCCCAGGGTGTTTAGTCCTGGGGTCCTTGGATGTTGAGTATGCTATTTTGTTATACTCGGTCTCCTTGGACCCAGGCCCCGCGATCATAATTCATCTCAATCGCAAACCACAAGGCGGGGCAGGTGCCCTGACTTGGTGTCAGTGATTTGAGTGTTGAATGATGTATCGAGTGGTTCATAGCATGTATTTTATATGTTTATTTATACCTTGTCAACCTTTGATATGGCTTTTTTTATGGTATTTTGGCAAAAAAGTTAAAATATTTTTATTTTGACTCAGCAGCTTCTAGCGCATCAGCAGCTTCTTCCAAGAGATCAGCAATGCGATCGGGCTTGCCTTCCGCAACACTTTTGCGTGAAGCAATCTGCCGACGGATCTCTGCACGTTTCCGTAGACGGAACACAAGGCTTTGTTCTGCTACTGGTAAATGACTCTCGTCTTGCATTATATTCTCCTGTTCATAATAAATCCTTTAGAGTAGATAAAAAGAGCTTGCGAGCACCTTTTTATCTCCTTCCAATAATATTGACGATATGTCATGACAACTGAGTCCTTACCCATGCTAATCTTTCTTGTTCAGACTTCGCAGTGTATTCAACTATGTTGGCTTGTATTGCAGACAGTAGTCCGTAATATTCTTCATCAATCTGCTTCTTGAAATCTTCACTCATCAACTTGTCTGTGTTGGGATTACGAGCCACCCATTTGCTGACCAAATAGTGCGGACTTTTGATCTTAAATGCTTGACCATCGTTTGTATATGCCACAAATCCTTCATGACGGCACTCCCGAACTAACTGTTGTAGACGAGCCAGGTTAGTAGTTGTACTCTCTGGTACAAAGCAACCAAAGCTAGCGCCAAAAGTTATCAAAGCAAATGGGTCATGCTCAACTGGGCTATTCCATTTGTTTTCACGCCATCCCAGAAGGTACATGCCTTGCTTTTCAGGAACAATATGCGGGTCGTTCTTGTGAACACACTCAAACATAAAAGTATAGCCTTCCCAACGCTTGCAAACTTCCAGATACCGCGCCTGGTCGATCAGTTCAAGTGCCATGGCCACATACGGGCTGTCAGTACTACCAGTAGTAGATACCAACAACCGGTCATTGCATATGGTCACAGCCACCATGAAGCCATTGACCTTACGGAAGGCCGTGACCATGGTGTCATCGGTTAGCACAGGTGCTTGAGACTCGATTCCGTAATTGTAAATTTTCTGAAATGGGTAGGTAATGAGATTGAAATCTTCATCAACAATAGTACCGCGGCATTCCTCTAAGAAGCGATTCCACAAGTTCTTGTAGAACACAGCCTTCTTATATTTGAGAACAAACATGCCATTGCCAGCTGGTTTCATACTAACCAACTTTGGGTTTGCTAGTACAAACTCTTTTAATTCATCTTTGTTCATTTTTCAACTCCGAAAATGTTGTTTAATCTCTTGAATAGGATTTAGGTATAGTTCGCCAGGTCTAATCATTCTAACAGAATAAGGAGCAATAATATCAATACACTCCTGCACAATCAACTGGGTGAATTTATCAATATCAAAAGATTGATTACGGTCGTACATGTCAGGATTACTTCTAAATCCAGCCTCAGCAGCCAGTTGTCGGATTCGTTCGTTCATTTGTCAACTCCAAAATGTTTTGCTATTTCGACCCCAGGTGCAGCGTCAGGATTTTCTACGTCAATACGAATACATTCCTGCACAATCAACTCGGCGAACCTTTGTTGTGATATTGACAAGCGTGTATGGTCAAAACCATTATATTCTGGAGCAATCAATTTAGACTCGATAGCAAGTTGTTTTAATCGTTTGTTCATTCTTCAACTCCGACCTTGTTTGCATTTGTGAAATGGCATAATGCGACCGAGCCATCCAATGAGTTCGCCGCAATTTTGGCAACAGTAAGATGGGTATTTGTTCATTCTTCAACTCCGAAATGTTGTTTAATCTTGTTACTAACATTCAACGCACATTCATAATAGGATGCGTCATATCCAACACCAGCACATTCCCGAACAATCAACTCAGCGAACTTTCCTGCAATCGCAGCCTGGAAATAAGACTTGTCTGAATGCTCCTTGCCAATCGTTACATAAGCAAATTCTGTTGCCTCTTCGTAAAGTTTGATTGTTCGTTGGTTCATTCTTCAACTCCGAAATGTTTCTTTGTATAAGTCTAATTCTTTAGTCGGAACCCACTCTTCCATTGGATCTTTTGCATCGGGTCTCATACGCAACAATGAATAGTCAGAAAAATCAAACTTCCCGTTGTTCCGTTGAATAGACACCACAATCTCAATAGGATTATCTGTGCTATCTGTTCTTGGTCCTCTGACCAATATAAAATCTGTTTGTGGTATCATTTTGTAACTCCAAAGTGTTTCTTAATTGCTCTGGAACAATCGTGTGTTCCTCTTGACCATTCTGAACTAATCTTATGATCCAGTAGTAAATCACAATGATTGGCACATTCCCGCACAATCAACTCGGCGAACTTTTTACACTCTGGCATATCCCAATGCCCAATACCAAACATATCTTTTTCGTAACCAGCCTGTTCAGCAAGTTGTTTAATGTTATCGTTCATCTGGATCTTTCTCATAACAGGTTAAGCACACAGCATCATATCGTGGTCCCATACAATGGTAAATTGAACCATTACAATACTTACAAAGAATAAATGCGTGAGTAACAATATAACCTTCTCCTGCCTCATAGAGTGGGTAATATCCTTCTTCACGCTCGGTATACCCGATTAGTTTGGGTTCAGTCATAGCTCAAGCCTTCCCAAGATATTGCCCAACCACATCATTCCAACTCCAAGCATAATAGTGCTAATAATCAGTATTTTGATTTCAGTTCTATTCATTCTTTAACTCCAAAATGTTTTAAAATCTCGTCTTCAATCAAGTGACTGTATTCAAGTTCCTCTGTGGCGGGAGTATGATACCACGCAACCTTAGCACATTCCACCACAATCAGTTCGGCCAGCTTTTTACACTCTGGCATATCCCAATGCCCAACACCAAACATATCTTTTGTATATCCAGCCTGTTCAGCAAGTTCTCGAATTCGTTCGTTCATGTTTCTAAAACCTCGGTCAAACGGTCAATTATAATTTTCAAATTTTCTCGTGTGAGAAAGAGTTCAATCTCGGTGTCAAGTTCTTGCTCACTAGATGTATCTGTCAGAGTAAGCACAAATGAATTACCAAGGGCTGATTGAATCCTCAAGTCAACATACCGATTATCTGCATCGTAACACATTGCGAGAATATTGCGCTTTTATCTATGTTCATTTGTCAACTCCAACCCTTGTTTACATTTGTGAAATGGCATAATGCGACCAAGCCATCCAATCAGCTCACCGCAATTTTGACAACAGTATGATGGGTATTTCTTCATTATTCAACTCCGAAATGTTTTTTAATTGCATCACCAGGCCATTTGCCATCTTTTAATGCATTATCTCCAAGTTCCATACATTCCCAAACAATTAACTTGGCAAAATTTTCAAACTGTTTAGTGCTACCAAGAATCTGAAAAGGCTCGGGCGGATTAATCATTAGTGATTCAACGTCGAATCCAGCCAGTTCAGCAATTTGTCTAATTTGTTCGTTCATATTAGGTATTGTTAAAATGTGCCCTAATCTCACCAAGGTAACTGGTTGTTTTGGTCGGCACACCTTCTTTGACAATCACTGGTGGTGCTGTGCTCACAACATCTTCTTTGGTGATATTATATTTTTTCATAATTGCTTGAACTTGGGCCCTGCCTTCCAAAATCTCTTGAACACGCTGTTTTTCAATTTGTGCATCCAGTGCCAGCATCTTTTGGTTAGCCGCTTTGATTGCGTTGGCAGTGTCTGACTCAAGTGCAGCCAATTGTTCTTTTAATGTCGTTGCAGAGTTCATAGGAAAAAGCCATCAATGAATAGTGCTAGAGCAAACACAACAATAAAAGCCTGCACCAAACGGAGGATTATGTAGGTAGCAACAGCAGCCATATCGTTCATTCTTCAACTCCGAAATGTTTCAGTACAAGTTCTCTGTAATTATCCATGGCCATTGCACAATATTCTTGATCTAAATTAGAAAAACGTTCTGCTTCAGTATCTGCTAGTGTCACACATTCCCGCACAATCAACTGGGCGAAAACTTTCTGCCATTCTTGAACAATGTAATGTCCATCTGGTTTCGTTACTTGTTTTGTAGCCTGTTCAGACAGTTCTCTGATGCGTTCGTTCATCTACGACCCCATAGAAATTTAAAGGTTATTCCATCTAGAAAACCTTGTTTGAAGGCACTGTCTGGAGACCACCGAATAAAACCAAACACAACACCTTGTGCAATGCCCACAAAGTAAATAAAAATTAACAATAAATCATTCATTCTTCAACTCCGAAATGTTTCTTTAAACTTATCAGACAGTTCGGTGAATGTAATTGCCCGACCAGTAGTATAAACAATGTCAAAACTATCATTCACAATGTGATACCGATTGCGGTCGCAATTTACATACTCACCTACTTCGTCGGTGAGTACTTGTCGCATCTGTGTAAAGGTGTTATCCACAATACCGTCAAGGACAACCCGAGTAGTAATTTTACGCTTGGTCATTCTTCTACTCCAAAATGTTTCTTAATCTTGGCACTGTTTCTTTCAAATTCTTCTAATGCCAAATCACTGTTATAGCATTCTTCGGTCCACAGAGACTCGGCACATTCTTTGATAATTAACTCGGCAAAGTCTGCAAGTATCAGCAGGTCTTCTCTAGGAAAACCACCAGGATACATATTAAGCGCTTCCATATTGAACCCAGCCTGTTCAGCAAGTTCTCGAATTCGTTCGTTCATGGTTTAACCTCTATGGGCCTCACATACTGTTTTAATCCACCCACCACCGCGACGCTCACCAACGTTACCACATTCTTCACAGGTAACTTCAGTCATGCTTTCTGCCATACGTACCATGCCGTCAATGACATCATCACCACCAGAGTAGTAAAACCGCAGTGTACCAAACTTTTCTTTAACTTGATCCAATGTCACTTGCGCAATAACTTTTGGTAATTCTCTAAAGTCTCCAGCAACAATTTCTGCCAATCGTTTATTTTTATACTCATCGTTTGGTACAGCTTCCATGCTGGCTTCAAACAAGTCAAAGTTTCCAGCCTTGGCTTGTGCGGCCATTTCATTATATTCTGTAGCCCACTTGCGCTGTTTCTCTTTCCAATCAATGTGATGTTGAATATTGCCCATGAGCTGATTTAGTATATTGAACCAACCATCACCACATTCAAACCCCCAACACATACAAGTTTCCATCATGGGCATATGACGGTTAACCATCATCTTTGGATACTTCTCACACAATAGTTGATCTAATTCTTGTCTCATTCTTTGACTCCGAAATGTTCTTCAAATCTTGTTCGCCACTGGTTCAACCACGCAATGTATTCAGTGGGTCTTTCACTAGGTTCAAAACAATGATAAGCATCATCTTCTGCTTGTTCCATTAGCCCACACATTTCCCGAACAATCAACTGGGCGAACTTTTCCAAATCTGTTTCTTTACCGTCCACAACAGGAACCATTGGATTGCTCATCAGTTGAGTAAATCGTAGTCCAGCCTGTTCGGCAAGTTCTCGAATTCGTTCGTTCATTCTTCAACTCCAAAATGTTTCTTCAAGATACCACCCAAGGTCAATCCATCCACATGAAAATTGCAATGTGCAACTTCAGCACATTCCTGCACAATCAACTCGGCGAACTTTTCCACACTCTCATGTATTTTTAATCCACCACGACCGTCATCAGATCCATTCCATTGTTGAGATTCTTCCCAAAGGTCTTTAATTTGTTTGTTCATAATTCATAAGGCCTCATTGCGCGCGCAGAATCAGCACGTGCATCACTACATGGGTACATACAGTTACAGGTGCTGCATCTATCAGATATAATTTTAGCACGTTTTTTACGTTCTTCTTCTAGCTCCTGCGGTGACTTACTAGCACGCTCGAGCTTCCTTTTTTGATAATCTATTTCCCACGTATTCATACAGCGACCCTTTTTTACGTTTTTTTGCTAAAAATAATTTTTGGTGGAAATGGATTCAGAATCGTTTAGGATAAATTGGCCCCTGGTGTGGCGTTCTATACCCTTTCGAATACTAGGCCGTAGTTGATTAGGCCCGGAGTGGCGCAAAAGGCCCCCCGGCCCCTGCGCTTAGGGGCTAGGAAGGCCTGCAGGGCCTCAGCGCTATAGGGCTTTCAGCCCTTTGTAAGCTGCGCAACCATGCTAGCAAAGACTGAGCACTTAGTGCTCATCTTAGGTGGGTTAACTAGCAACTGAAGTGCTACGTTCGTCATAGGGGGTAGTGCTACTGTTGTGATCATGTGTGCTCCTGTTGGCTACTGGCTATTACTAATTATCTGATTCCCACAACGGGATTATATAGAGGCCATCAACAGAAGTCAACAGCACCCTATTGGTTCACGACTGCCTGCGGCAGTTACTTCGCTAACTTCTTAGCGTTGTAGAAGTAAGTAGTAGCTCCTGCATCACTCATAGACAGTTCGTCCTTGATAGCTGCAATCACTGCTCCTTTGTCGCCACCGAGACGTTTGAAGATCTCGAGGGCACGGTCAGCCTTGGTCGGACCTGTAGCCCGTGGTGCCTTAGGTTCCTTGGCTACTTTTGGTTCCCGAATAGCCTTGGGCTTAGCGGTACGTTGTACTTGGTCGGAAGCCAGTTGCTCGAAAGCGTTCATCACTTGCATGTTCTTCATCCTAAATTTAACAGCGCTTGGCTGCTTGTCTTCCGGAAACCCCGGATACGGTTTGCCAGCTTCCCGGCTATTATCGACCAGCCACACATTGTAGTGTGCCAGTTTACGATCCAAATAAGCGTTGTAGGTGTTGTGATCCATCATGACCCCATTATCTCTTGGTCTTGGTCAGAAGTCAACATGTACGACACATCATTGACAAACTTCAACCCTTCCGCACGAGAGAACCCGTACATGTCCTGCAGGCCGTCAATGATGCTGGAGATATCACATCCAGCGTTTAATGACTCTTCAATACCAATTGCCAAATCAGACATTCTG